TTAAAATTAAAATGGAATTAGGCACAATTAAATATAATATTATATTATAATATTATTATATTTATTTTTTCTGCATTTTATATATTATAGAAATAATATATACTATAGAAAAAAAACTATTTAAATAAATAATTATTATCTTATGTATATATATATAGAAATGAAATTTAACCAATTACCAAATGATATTTTAGATTTAATTATTGAATTGAAAGAGCAAAAAGAGAAGGAAGAAAAAGAAATTAAATATAATAAAAATAAATTTAACTTTGTAATAAAAGAATTAAAAGAAAAACATAAAAATGTATATTATGATTTTTTAGAATATCAACACCATACATATGCAACCTATGAAGATTATACAGAATATATTAATTTTTCTTATTTAAATCATAGTAATAATATAAGTCAAGCAATATTAAATGAAAAATTAGAATTATATAATGAAGATATAAGAATAAATATGATTACTAAACATAATTATAGTTTTAAGTTAATAAATGCTGTAAAAAAAGAGTATGATAAAAAAAAAAGAAGAATGACTTTTAATAAATTTTATTTTAAAAACTATAACAAAATATTTAATAAAATGATGGAGGAATTAGTAAATTCAATATATGCCTAAAAATAATAAAATGTTAAAAGAAAAAGAAAATAATAAATTATAATTACTATTATATATATGAATATATATAATAATGATTGTTTAGAAGAAATGAAAAATATAAAAGATAATAGTATAGATTTAATTTTTTGTGATTTGCCATACGGTCAAACATCGTGCAAATGGGATTGTAAAATAGATTTAAATTTATTTTGGAAAGAAATAATGAGAATAAAGAAATTAAATACACCAATATTTTTTACTACTACTACTAAATTTGGAGTTGAATTAATTACATCAGCACCTAAAAAATGTTATTTCAGATATGATATAGTATGGGTTAAATCTTCACCAACAGGTTTTTTATGTGCTAAAAAAATGCCTATGAGAAAACACGAAATGATTTATGTATTTTATGAAAAATTACCATTATATGATTTATCTTCTCATAAACATAAATTTATAAAAGAAGATGTTAAAAAAGAAAAAGATAATAATAATAATGAAGAACAAATATATAATAAAGAAGATTGCTACCAAAAAAATAAAACCGATGATAGTTTAAGAAAAGGTTATAGAGATAAAAGATATAATCCAGCATTACCAACAAGTATGTTAGAAATTAAAAGCACAAAAGGAAAACATTCAACAGAGAAACCAGTTGAATTAATGGAATGGATTTTAAAATATTATAGTAAAGAAGGAGATACTATTTTAGATCCTACTATGGGTAGTGGTTCAACAGGTATTGCTTGTAAAAATATGAATAGAAAATTTATAGGTATTGAAATGAATAAAGAAATATATAATATTGCATTTGAAAGATTAAATATAGAAATGCCTAAAAATAATAAAATATAATATAGAAATAAAAATTAAAATGGAATTAGGCACAATTTTAAAAAATATAAAAAATTATACTTTTTAAATTCTATTTACTAAAATTAAAATGAATATTATATATTATAGAAATTCTATTTTATAATTACTTAAACAAATAATTATTATCTTAGGTAAGTATATATATATTATAGAAATGGAAATAAAATATAAAGTAAAAGAAAATTTTTATAAAGATACAAATAAACAAGTTTTAGAATTATCTTTAAAAGAAATTGAAAAGAGCAATATTACAACTTATAGTGAGTTTTATAAAGGTTCTGACTTTGTAAAACCTTATTTTGATTTTGATATATCAAATGTAAAAGATAAAAATATATATAATAAAACAAGAAATAAAATAAAAAATGATTATTATGAAATTATTAAAGATACATTTGAAGATAGTTTAAATGATAATTTTACTAATGATACAAGAAAAGAAATAATTAATAATATAGATATTGCTATTAGTGAAAGTTCATATTATAATGCAGAAAATGACAATAAAATTAGTATTCATTTTGTTGTATGTGGTTTAAATTTAAAAGCATCTGAGATTGTTCCTTATTGTAATGATTATAATTATACTGAAGATAAAATTCCTTTTTTTGAATATTTTGAAGGTTTAGATACATCAGTTTATAGAGCAGAAGATAAAACAGGAAATATGAGAATGATTAATATGAATAAACCTAATAAAAAAACTAAATTAAAACCTGTAAATTATAAAGATGATATAACAAAACATATTATACAACATTTAATAGATGGTTCAACTGAATATAATAAAATTGTTATAGATTGGAAAGCAACAGAAAAAAAAAACAATGAAAATATAATAAATGAAAAAAGTTTATTATATGAAAAAAATAATAAAGATATTTATCATTTAGATGATTATGAAAAAAGATTTTTATATATTATAGATCCTAATCAATATTATAGTTGGTTTAGGGTATGTATTATTTTAAGATCATTAAATTGTAATATGTCTGTATTTTTAAATTGGTCTTCTACAAGTCCAAAATATAAAATGTTAGAAAATGAGAAATTATGGAATAATTGCAAAATTGTAGAAACTGTCGGAATTGGTAGTTTATATTTTATGGCGAATTCTGAAAAATACGGAAATCCTGCGGAATATAAAAATATAATTGAAAAAAAGAATTATAATAAAACAGAAAAGAAAAATAAAGAATTATATAAATTTGTAATTCCTGAATCTGAAATAAAAAAATTACTTGAAAATTGTGATAGTGATGATATAGATATAAATAATATAGAAAGTTTAATTAATGCTTCAAATTATGATATGAAAGATGAACTAGTTAATTATTATAAATATAAACCAATATTAGAAAATATAATAGAACCTGATAAAAAAATTAATGTAAAAAAATTAGATATTATGGAAAATAATAAAGTAATAAAAAATATTATTGATGAATGTCCGAATAAAAAATATATAATTATTAAATCAGATACAGGAACAGGTAAAACAACATCTATGTTAAATTATTTTGAAAAAGAACAAGAACAAAATAAATTTTTATCTGTAGTTTCTAGAATATCATTAGGAGAATCACAATATAAATTAATTATTGATAGAGATATTAGAATTAGAATGTATAATAAACATAAATTAGTAAATGAAGATAATATTATTATACAATTAGATAGTATATGTAATAAATTATATAAAATAGATTATACTAAATATGTTATATATTTAGATGAATTTAGTAGTATATTAGAGCATTTGCATAATTCAACTACATTAAATGATAAACGAGTTGGTGTATATAAACGATTTTTAAAAATATTAAGAAATTGTAAAAAATGCGTTATGGTAGATGCTGATATAGATGATATATGTATTAGATTTATAAAAGCATTATCTAATGATGTTTATTTTATTGAAAATACATATTTAAATAATAAAGGTGTTGAAGCGGATGAGGTTGAAAATTATGAAGATATAATAAATAAAATGAAAGATGATATTTCAAAAGATGGTTTTTGTTGTTGTTGTGATTCTAAAAATGTGGCAACTGATGTATATAATAATTTAATACAAGATAATCCAGAATTTAAAGATCAAATTTTATTAATTACAGATGAATATATCGGATATATTGATATGGATAGTGTAAAATGTATTATATATTCTCCTAAGGTTATTTATGGAATTGATAGCACTATTAAAAGAAATGTATATTGTATTTATAAAGAACATACTATTTCACCTAAAGCAATGTATCAACAAATTAGTAGAACAAGAGATATTAAACATTTATATTATTATTTTCAAAAAAAAAAGTTTCAATATGGATGGTATGCAAATCTAAAAGAAATTGAAAATGAATTTAATGAAGCATTAGACTATTGTAAAGATATAGTAGAATTTGAAGATGAAGATAATTTTACAAAAAATTTATATTGTGATACTTTAAAATATTATAAGTGGAATGAAGACGCATATAAAACAAATAAATTTAGTCATTTATTAAATATATTAGAAAATAAAGGGGTTATACATAAAAACCAAGTATTAAAATTAAATAATAAAAAAGTATTTTTAGAATACCAAAAAGCACAAAGACAATTAACATTAAATAATTTTGATCCTGATAATATATTTGTTAAAAAACAAAATGAAAAATTTTTAAAAATGACACAAGAAGAAGTTATAAAATATAAAGAATTATTTTTAGATAATTATAAATTATCAGCACATTTTTATTTTTGTAAATACTTTTTTAAAGATATTGATTTTGTTGATGAAGTTCAAAAAGTAAAAGATTTTAATATAAATAAAATTTCATCAAGTGTATATAAATTATATTTTCTTAATAAAATACAAAATTTATTTAATCTTAAAAAAAATAATATAAGTATTGATATAAAACAAAATTATAATTTAAGTTATAGTCAATTAAAAAATTTAGATAATGAATATAATATTATATTTAAATTAAAAGATAAAAATGCAACTTTTACAAATCCTCAAGGTGTAAATTCTATTATTGCGAAAATGTTTAGGTCTTGTTTCGGTGGTGATAGTTTAATTACAACAAGAAAACAAATAAATAAAGTTAGAACATATCAATATTCATTTAATGATAAATATTTTGAATATCATATGAATATATATAATATTAGAAAAGTTTTATATAATCAAAGAGTTCAAGAACAACAAAATAGTATTAATCCAAAAATTAAATATTTTGATTGGATTAAAGATAAATTTATACCTGAAGAAGTATTTTATGATACAGATGAAGAAGAATATAATATTTTAGATAAATAAAATATATATAAGAATAAAATTATTATCTAATATAAGTATATATATTATAGAAATGAGTATCCAATTAGAAATAATTGAAAAATATGAAAAATTAAAACAACAAAGAAAAGATGCAAATAAAAGATATGTTTTAAAAAATCAATCTTCTGAAGATTGGAAACAAAAAAGAAAAGAATATTATGAATTAAATAAAGATAAATTAAGAGAAAAAAGCAGAAATAATTATAATAAATATTATGAAAATACAAGTAATAAAGAGAAAAAAAAAGAATATTATGAAAATAATAAAGAGATGATTAAAATAAAAAATTCTTATAACTATTACAAAAATAAGAATACTATTAATATATTTATAGAAAAATATCCTGATAGATTTAAAAAATTACAAGAAATAAATTATGTATAATATTAATATATGAGTTATTTATATTTAAAAATGTTAAATAATAAAAGTTTTTTAGAATTATTAAAAGAATATATTAAAAGTTTAGAAGAAGAAGAAGATTATTTTACTGATTCAGATTCAGATTATGAACCTGATACAGATACAGATGATGATTAATAATTTTATTTTTAATTTTAAAAATAAATTTATATATTTATACACTTACTACAACTGAACCATCTTTAGAAATCATAATTTTTCTATTATGTGCTACAAAATTACACCATAATTTATCTTTAGAACCTGTAGCATCATAATTACACATAATATTAAAATCTTTATTTCTTGCATCATATACTCCGCCATTTTTCGCAAATTGCCTACCTAAAATAAAATTCTTTTTATGTTTGGATAAACTCAAAGGCATTATATTAGCACTTCTTAGTGCTTTTTCTATACCTAATAAATGAGTTCCAACAGTCGCAGGAGAATTATTATTCATATTACTTACATTAATAGGTCTTTGCGGTTGATTCTTTTCATAGAAATACTGATAATCTCGCATACCATCATATATACCAACTACACCTGATCTAGTGGATTTATCACCAGTTGAAATAATATATGTATTAGATGCAGAAACTTTAGTTAATGCTGAATAATTAGTAGTATCTGTAGGAACTGATAAAATACTAAAACATCTACTATTTTGAATTGGTAATCTCATATTTAAGACTACATCACCTTTTAATGCTGAATATCTATAATTTTGAACGCTGTTAATGTCATATACAAATTTGCCCTGTTCGTTCATTGCTTTCATTATCATATTTTCAATATTAGTTTTTAATTTTACTGATTGGACTACTAAATCAACATTAGAAACGGTAAAAGTTGGAGTTAATGCGGTTGCTACACTATATAATTCATCAAATAAAAAGTAATTATCATCTATATCAAAACCCGAATCATTAGTCATAGTTTCACTTAAACTAATTTCTACTAGTTTTTCATCTGTAGCATCATTATCAACAATAGATATACCGCCTACTTTTGGTTCATATTCAGAACCATCCGCTTTTTTTTCAAATTTAGTGAATCCACCTAATTTATCGTGTTTAGTTAAATTAAATCTACTACCAATTCTTACAGGTATATTATTTACTTCTAACATATTATTAATAGTTGCTTTAAAATATATATTATCTACATCATCGCCATCTTCTAGATCGTCTCCTGCTTTATTTTTTCCGTAAAATTGTAATCCTCTTTTATATGTTGTTCCAGATTGATAATAATTAGTAGTTTCTAATATTTCATAAGGTATAACATTATCTTCTAAT